TCGAGAATTAAATCAAGAAATTTTAGACAAAGAAGCCAAATTAGGATATTTGGCGCAAGCCATTGACCGCACGCAAGCTGAGATCCAAGAAAATGAACGCACAATTGTTGAAAATCGCTTCACTATTGATAGCCTTGCGAATAGAAAAAAAGAATTAAATAATGATATAGCCACTCAAGTTGAGAATATTGAAAAGTTAAAAACTTCTTATCAAACAACTGAAGAAGAGTTTAAGAAGAAGTATATGGCTGAACGTAAAGAGTGGCTAGATGAAAGACAAACGGAATATGTTACAATGCAAGAAGAGTTTGTTGAACAATTCCGTGAAGAAAATAGTAAAAAGATGGCTGCGGCACAAGAATTAACTGAAAAGTTAAATGAATTACAATCTAAAACTACCGCAGCAGTAGAGGTTGCAAAACGTCATGCAGAAGAAGAAAACTTCACCGAATTCCATTCTTTACAGATTGACAATTCTGCAAGGAATGACATACGAGAAATTGAAGAAGTATTGTATAAAGTATCGCAAGAAGCCGGAGAAGCTATTGCAAAAGTTATCTGGAAGGTTTACTACGAAAAGCCATATACTGATCTATGTGGAAGAGTCATCGGATCAGGACGGCATACCGGTATATACCGTATCACCAACTCCAACACCTAGATGTGTTATATTGGACAAGCAGTTGATATTGCAGATCGCTGGCGCCAACACATAAAACGAGCACTTGGCGCAGAACCTCGTACGCAAAATAAATTATACCCCGCGATGTATAAAGAAGGCATTGAGAACTTCACTTTTGAAGTCATTGAAGAATGTGATCAAACTAAACTCAATGAACGTGAAGATTATTGGCAAGATTTTTACAAAGCAAAAGAATATGGATACAGTATTAAGTGAGGTATATTATGACTAAGGTTTTTACAGTCAATAAAGATGGTAAGATTGAACTTACTAAAGATGAACTTCAAAAACTGCTCGATGATTCCTATTGGGAAGGTTATCGCGCAAATAATGGAACATATGTTTATACTAGTCCATCTCGTTGGTGGAATCCTTGGAGTGTAACATATTGTTCTGATACCATCTCTTGTGCAACAGATGGTAATCACTATGATGGTGTAACACTTACTGCAGATGATTTAAATGTTAAAGGTGTTCAGAATATTGCTGCAGATACAATTACTATTTCCCTTAACAATATTGAAGATGCTATTAAAGCAGGAAAGATTTAAAAATGAAATTTGAAAATACTGATGTTTGGGGATTTGAACACGCTATTCGTGGAATGAGAAATCCTAAAAATAGTTGGGCATTAAGTGATAGTCATTGGACATCTCATGAAATCTGTACTCCAGAAGGAGAATGGGTAAAGATATTTGATGATTATGCTATTGGCCCAAAAGATGAAAAGTTAATGCAAACTTTAATTATGGCTGGGCCAGAACATCGCAAGTTTATGCGACAAATCTTTGTATCTGTTGATATTACTGCGCCATTATATTGGTGGAAAGAATTTGATACTTATAAAGTTGGTACTGTTGCAAATAGTACTAGCACTATGCATAAATTAACTTCCGCTCCGATCACTATTGATTGTTTTGATATGGATGATATGGAAAATGTTACAGTATATGATAATGAACCATATAAACCTGATGAAACTATTGAAGATATGTGGAATACAATCATTGATTATTGTGAAACATTGCGGAAGCGTTTTCTTGAGACTAATGATAAGATTTATTGGAAAGAATTGGTTCGTGTATTACCAAATAGCTGGATGCAAAAGCGTACAGTTACTATGAATTATGAAAATCTTTTAGCCATGTGTTCAAAAAGTCAGCGTCGATTTCACAAACTTAATGAGTGGTCTGGCGCAGATAGGAAAGATCTTCCGAATTTCATTTCATGGGCACGGACTTTACCCTATGCTCAAGAGTTGCTCTTTATAGATGAAGAAATTGACAACAAAGAAAAAAAATGATATAATAGATATAGAAAATGAGGAAAGGATCTTATCACATGACAAAACAGCAAGAGTTTCTTGAGTTCTGGAAGTCATTGGTGGAAAAGCCAGGCGTCGAGGTTCCGCCAAATGTCCAAGCATATATCGACGCATTGAGTAATGTTGATAACATCGAGAAACCGCTCTTTACTGAAAATGGTGCAAAAATCTTGCAGTATCTTCAGTCCGCCCCTACAGCAATGTATAAGGCAAGAGACATTGCAGAAAATATGGGTATAACTTCGAAGGGTGTCTCTGGTGCTATGCGAAAATTGGTAACAGATGGCTATGTAGAAAAGGTTGGTAAAGACCCAGTAGTTTATATGATTACCGAAAAAGGAAAAAATGTTGAATTTGAAGGAGAACAAGAGTAATGAAAAAGAAATTTATTAATGAAACACACATTGAGGGTTTACTTTACGACCATAAATTGGAAAAGAAAGTAACAGGTGCAAATTCTAAGGCTCCAGGAACCGAGTTTATTGCTGGCACCATCAGTATTGCCACTGATGATGCATTAGAAAATGTGGTACAGATCCATTATACGTATGAAACCGCGACTTTCGCAAAGTCTGGTAGCGCGAATAGCCGTTTCCCTGTCCTCAGCAAGATCATCGACGAGAATCCTACAGTTTTGAATGTCGGTGCGGATAAGGCTTTGAAGCTTCGCTGTGATTCTGCAGTTGAATTGAATGAGTGGTATCGTGATGTGAATGATGAAAAGCCGCAGAGCATTGTGCGCAATGAGGGTGGATTCATTCATGTGGTAAATGCTTTGAATGAAGATGAGAAGCAGCGTAATACTTTCAAGACCGATATGTTGATCACCAGTGTAAAGGATGTTGAAGCAGATCCTGAGAAGAAGATTGACGCCCATGTGAAGGTTAAGGGTGCTATTTTCCAGGATTATCGTAAACAGCTTCTGCCGGTCGAGTTTGTGGTTCGCGGCAAGGGCGGTATGCAGTACTTCCAGAATCTGGATGTGAGTGCGAAGAATCCTGTGTTCACCACTGTTTGGGGTCGTCAGCTCAGTAAGACTGTTGTAACCCGTACTGAAACTGAATCTGCGTTTGGTGAGAATGAAGTACGTGAGCGTACCAACACTACTCGTGAATTCGTAATTACTGGTTGCTCTAAGGAGCCTTACGAATTTGATGATGAGTCCACTATCACTAAGGCTGAAATCTCTAAGATGATGGCTGATCGTGAGCTTGCGCTTGCTGATATTAAGCAGCGTCGTATTGAGTATGAAGCAAGCCGTGGATCCAGTTCTGCGGCAGCTGTTCCTGCATCCGCAGAGGATAACTACAACTTTTAATTAAGGAGGGCACGATAAATGGGTGTTTTAACTAGTCTTAAACCTCATGTAGTGAGTCGTGACCTTCGTGGATATAGTGTGTTCTTTTATGGAACACCAAAGACCGGTAAGACAACTATCGCGTCTAAATTCCCGGGTGCTGTAATCTTTGCTTTTGAAAAAGGTTACAGCGCCATCCCAGGGGCTATGGCTCAGCCTATTAATAACTGGAATGAATTCCGCAGATTACTTGTGGAATTGAAGGAAGAGGAAACCAAAGCAACATTCCAGACCGTTATTATTGATACTGCTGATATTGCATATGACTATTGTACAGATTATATCTGTAACGATCAGGGCGTAGATAATATCGCAGATATTGGTTATGGTAAAGGCTATGGCATGGTAGAAAAGGAATTTGATACCTGCCTAAGAAAGATTATTCAGCTTGATTATGGTCTTATCCTTATTTCTCACAGTACCGAACGTACTGAAAAGAATGAAAAAGGCGAAGAGTATAGCAAACTTGAACCTACGCTTGATAAGCGTGGTCGTAAGATTTGTGAGCGGACTTGCGATATTATCGGTTTCTCTCATGAAGTAACCAATAAAGAGACCGGAGCACTTGAAACCAGACTGTTCTTGCGTGGTACCCCTAGATATGTAGCGGGTTCTCGTTTCAAGTATATTCCGGATAGTATTGTGTTCACATATGACAACTTGGTTAATGCTATTGGCGATGCTATCGACAAAGAAGCTGCCGAGCATGACAATAAATTTGTTACCAATGATCGTCAGAATGAATATAAGGAACATGAACTGGAAATGCCAAAGTTCTCCGATATGAAGGCAGAAGCTGAAGTATTGTTCGGAGAATTGATGGGCAAGGATCCAGGCAATAGATTGAAGATTTCCAAGATCATTTCCGAATATCTTGGAGTTGGAAAGCAGTTCAAAGATACAACCGAGGCTGACGCAGAGAAAGTTTGGCTGATCATTCAGGAACTGCGTGTTCTGAATAAGTAAGATCAAGCGAGCCTCAAAACGGCTCGCTTGACTTTTATCTTTTATTATGATATTATAAATGTATAAGGAGAGAATAGATGTTTTTCACAGCTTCACAGTGGTGTGTCATCGGTCTCATTATAATAGCAGGAGTTGTATCGGTATTTCAAATTAAGAAAATGCCGAAACATGCGTGGCCGTGGATCATTGGTTACTGGGTTCTCCTTACGATAAAAAATATTTTTGATTTGGTGGCGACATTGTAATGGCGACAAAAAAATTAGCACCTGTTAAATGTCCGTATTGTAATAAGTATTTTCATCGAGAAAATGAAGAATACGTCCAAATAAATAAAACACGATACGCGCATAAAGCGTGCTATGATCGTCATAATGCTGAAATGACTCAAGAAGAACGAGATAAACAAGTTCTTGAAAATTTCATTAAGCAATTATTTGGCCTCGAATCAGTCTCAATGAAAATAAAAAAGCAAATAGAAGATTATCATGACAATAAGGGCTATACTTATAGTGGAATATATAAAACATTACTATACTTTTATCAAGTAAAAGGTCATTCAATAGATAAAGCAAATGGTGGAATTGGTATTGTACCATATGTCTATGATGATGCAAAAAACTATTATACTGCAATGTGGATAGCTTCTCAACAAAATAAAGCTAAACCAATTGAACAATGGAAGCCGAATGTGATTGAAATTCATATTCCGCCGCCAGTATCGAAACCTATGCGCAGTAATAAATTCTCATTTTTAGAAGAAGAAGAGGAAGATGTAACTAATGGCGTCTAAATATGTAGATAGCACAGCAATAGTGCAAGTAATTGGTTGTATCTATAATAATTCACACATTTTAGATGCTGACGACACATATTCTATAACCGAGGAAGATTTTCCAAATGAATTTCATAAGATCGTGATAGGAACAATGTTTAAACTTCACGAAGCTGGTGTAAGTAGATTCACTATTGAATCAATTAATGATTATTTGGAGCATCATCCAAAAGTAAAAGCAGTATATGATCTCAATCATGGAAATGAGTGGATTCAAAAAGTAAGTGATGTAGCTATGGAGTCTACATTTGATTACTACTATAAGCGTATGCGGAAAATGACAATTCTGCGTATGTATGATAATCTTGGTATGGATCTAGCTTGGCTATATGATCCAGATAATATTCTTGACACAAAGAAAAAAGAAGCACAAGAAGCTTGGCTTGATATGGTAACTCCAGCTGATATAGTTAATAAAATTGATGAAAAACTGGATGTTATAAGAGCAAAGTTTGTTGATAATGATGATGGTATTGGTAGTTTTGCTGCAGGTGATGGAATTGAAGAACTTATTACTTCATTTGAAACAGTTCCTGATGTGGGTGTTCAGCTCTATGGTAACTACATCAACACAATTACTCGTGGTGCTCGACTCGGCAAGTTTTACTTACGTTCTGCTCCAACAGGAGTTGGTAAGACCAGATCAATGATCGCAGATGCTTGTTATATTGGTTGTGATTGGTTCTATGATGAACAATTTGGATGGAGAAAAAATGGTAAAGCATTTCCAACATTGTTTATTGGAACTGAGCAAGATAAAGCAGAAATCCAAACAATGATGCTTTCTTTCTTAGCAAATGTTAATGAAGAGCATATATTAACTGGACGTTATGAAAATGACGAACGTGATAGGGTATTACGTGCGGCGCAAGTTATAAAAAATAGTCCATTATATATTGAGGTTCTGCCCGATTTCAATTTACAAGATGTCGAGAATACAATTAAAAGAAATTTGCGTGAAAAACATATCCAATATGTATTTCATGATTATATTCATACTTCATTAAAAATCTTGGAAGAGATTGCGCGTCGCGCAGGTAAGGTCGCGTTAAGAGAAGATAATATTCTATTTCTGTTGAGCGCAAGAATTAAAGATATATGTGTAAAAAACAATGTCTTTATTATGAGTGCTACACAGTTGAATGGCGATTATCAAGATTCAAAAACTCCAGACCAGAACTTACTGCGTGGTGCGAAAGCAATAGCTGATAAGATTGACTATGGTTCAATTTTACTTCCTGTTAAAGAACAAGATCTTGGTAGTTTGGAATCAATTTTACAACGTAATCCGCAGTTCCCAACTCCAAAGATTAAATTATCTATTTATAAGAATAGACGAGGAAGATATAAAAGTGTTATATTGTGGTGTGATGCCGATTTAGGCACTTGCCGCATAAAGCCAATGTTCATGACTGATTTTATGTATGAATGGATTGGCATAGATGATCTTAAAGTAATAGTAAATGATTTTAGTGCATTTGAGGAGGAAGAAAACTAATGGCTAAGCAGAAAAAGAACAAGGGTGTTAGCAACAAAAAGGAACAGTTTTGGGGTCGTGAGCTGGAATATATTATGCCGCGCAAGACCTTCGATGATCTGACGAAGGATTGCAAGACTAATAAGTTCCAGTATGCCATGGACTACATTAACCAGACCTATGGTTTGCTGGGTCATGTAACCTCTCTTGTTCTGGAGGATGAGGCTGTAACTGGGCCTCATACTCCTGCCCTACTTGAAGACGTTTTGATGGAGTAAGGAGATTAAAATGCGGCTAAATAAAGATGATATTAAAGAACAACTGACAACTGATATGGTCGAAGATTTAGTCCGCGATTTTGGCGGTGACCCGCAAGAAACCCCATTTGGGTTTATTGCGGGCACCATTTGTCATAATCATCCTGGCGAAGGGAGCCACAAGTTATATTATTATGAAAACACGAAATTGTTCAGATGTTACACTGGATGCGATGCTACATTCGATATCTTCGAATTGGTCTGTAAAGTACATAATCTTGCCAATCCAGGATCAGAATGGTCATTATATAATGGAGTTAGGTTTATTGCTAACAAATTCGGTATCTCCGGAGAATATATTGATACAGAAGATGAGTTTGGAGGACTTCCAGACATGGGTGTTTTCGATAAATACTCACGTATAAAAGTTGCTCCAGAGGATCAAAAACGAATCCAATTGAAGACATATGATTATCACATTCTTGATAGATTGTGTTATCCGAGTATTGGTGATTGGATTGATGAAGGAATGGATTCAAAAATTCTAAAAGAAGCATGGATTGGGTTTTGTCCTTCTACCGATCAAATTACAATCCCTCATTTCGATGAAGATAACAGATTTATTGGATTACGTGGTCGCGCATTAGGTAAAGAAGAAGCTGAAATGTATGGTAAATATCGTCCAATGCAATTAAATGGACAAATGTATAACCATCCATTAGGTCTTAATCTTTATAATCTGAACAATAGTAAGCAAAATATAAAAACGTTTCATAAAGCAATTATCTTTGAAGGTGAAAAATCCTGTCTATTGTATAGAAGTTATTTTGGAACGGAAAATGATATTTCTGTGGCTTGTTGTGGTAGTGCGGTAAGTTATTGGCAAATGAATAAACTAATAGAGTATGGTGCTACTGAAATTGTAATCGCGTTTGATAGACAATATCAAAAATTGGGCGATGCAGAATACGAACACTGGACGAAAAATCTACGAGCAATCAATCTTAAATATTCTAACTACGTCAAATTAAGTTTTATATTAGACACAAAAAATAAGTTGGGATATAAAGATAGTCCAATAGATAAAGGACCAGACGTATTTAAAGAATTATTTAAGAATAGAGTGAGTATATAATGGAAATTAAATTAAGACGAGGTGGAGAAGGATTAGATCCTATATCCCGTATATTGTATTTGAGAGAAACTGATTGGAGTTTCTTAAATCCAAAAGAAGAAGATCAATGTGATTATAATACATTAGATAATATAGAAGCCGCAGCAATGAGATTACTTCGTGCACTTGTGCGGCAAGAACAGGTCTATGTATAGGTGGATAGTGATTGTGATGGATATACATCAGCAGCATTATTACTAAATTATATGCACGATATTGCTCCTGCAACTGTAGAAAGGAATTGGCATTATGGACTTCATAAAGGAAAACTCCACGGAATTGACGAAGGAGCAATTCCAAGCGGCACAACTCTTGCAATCGCTCCCGATTCAAGTTCTAACGAGTCTGAACTCCATGAAAGACTCTTTCAAGCTGGAATATCATGCGTTGTGCTCGACCATCACGAGTTTGACAATAGAGAATGTGGGGAAAGGGCAATCATTGTCAACAGCCAACAAGGAAGCTATGGTAACCATTACCTCTCAGGCGTTGGAGTTGTGTACAAAGTATTACAAAAAATTGATGAATTGCGGCATACCGAAGGAGGATGCGCGTTCTATCTTGACCTTGTGGCTCTCGGACTCACAGGAGATATGATGGACATGCGAGCGCCAGAAACGAATTATTATATTACAGAAGGTTTTAAACAAGTTAATAATCCGTTTTTTGTGTATCTCGCAAATAAAAATGAATTTTCTATGAAGGGTAAATATAATCCGCATTCTGTTGCATGGTATATTGTACCTTTCATTAATGCTGTTACCAGAATTGGCGACGATAAAGATAAATTATTGGTCTTTGAATCTATGCTTACTTGGAAAGCTGGTCAATTGGTTCCGAGTGATAAGCGTGGAGCATCAAAAGACGCAGAAGAATTAAGAGTTGTACAGGCTGTGAGACACGCTTCTAATGTTAAGCGTCATCAAGATGATGAAAAGAAAAAACTTCTTGAAGAAATGTACAATAAGATTGAAAAATATCATTTAGCTGATGAACCGTTAATTATTATTCAGAATAAAGGAGTCCAAGATGATGATCCTATTAGAGGCATTACTGGGCTTGTTGCTAACCAGATTATGGCTACGTATGGCAAACCAACGCTCATCCTTAACGAATGTACCGATCAAAGCACTGGGGAGACTATATGGATGGGTAGCGGAAGAGGGTTTAATACTGCTGGGATTACTAATTGGCGTGATTATATTGTTCAATCCGGCTGCGCCATTTTTGCTCAAGGTCATGCTATGGCATTTGGGGTCTCTTTTGACAGTGCTGGGTTGGAGCGGTTTAAAGCTAAGATAAAAGAAGACTTCGGCACAACTATTTTTGAAAAGATTTATGATGTTGATTTTATATGGACAATGGCTGATGATTTTGATCAAATTATTATTGATATTGCTCGATATAAAGATGTCTGGGGACAAGGAGTTCCAGAACCAATTGTGGCAATTGAACATATAAAATTAACTGATCCGATTGCGGTAAATCTATTACAAAAAGGTACTTTAAGAATTGACTTAAAACCTAAACAAACTTCTATTATTAAGTTTGGTAGTAGCGTTGAAGAATATAGTAACTTGGTGGATCGAACCATTACAGTAATTGGAACTTGTGAAATCAATGACTGGAACGGAGAATATCCACAAATTAA